AATGAACGGTTCAATCGAGAACTTCGCTACTATTTCCCGAAGGGAACACAGTTTGATCAGGTTTCAGAGACCGATATTCAACAAGCCACAGCGCTTATCAATAACAAACCTAGAAAATGTCTCCGTTGGCAAACCCCAGTTCAAGCAGTGAGCAAGCCTCTTTCTAGGTGGTAACTTTATTATTGCAATCTAGGTTCTAATTGTGAGATAGTCGTTCGTTTAAGGTTAAACGAGTGAACATCATTACTGTTGTAAAAAGAATCTGAAAAACCTCGATATAGTTCTTCAAGAACAGCGAGATGTTGTTGGACTAAATTAAAGCAACTCTCAATTTGCATTAAGATACCTCCAGTACCTTATTCTATCGCAAAAAGTTACCAGAGGATAAGTTTCTTCTACCTGATGTATAGACTTTCGCCCGGGTAGATCAGGCTGTAGATTGATTTGCCGTTGTTGGCTGCCAGTGTGTACATGCTGATTCCGTACTTGCTGGCAATACTCCAGAAGCTATCACCATAGCGGACTGTGTAGCACGTGTGGCTTGATACGGACACTGAGTAGCCACCAGAGACACGCAATACATCGCCTGGGTGAATTACACTGTTAATCGTCTTACCATTGTTAGAAGCCAAAGTATACATGCTCATGCCGTATTTGTAAGCAATATACCACCAACTGTCACCAGACTGAACCGTGTATGACGAGCCAGAGCTTACTGATGGCACACTGGTCGTTGTCAGCAATTCAACATTGCTTCGGTTGATCCAGCTCATGATGCCACCAAGCAATACGTTAGATCCAGATACTTGCTGCACAGTGTACGTCTTGCCCTGAACCCAGCTAGGCATTGCGACACCGTTCGCCCACTTGGTTGTGCCGAAGTTTACCTTAACACTATCCCCTGCTTTGATCTGGCTAAGCGTGGTGTTGTTAGCTTGCTGACCTGCGCTGGTTGCCGGTGTATCGGTTGATGGCTTGACGTAGGTCTTGCCGCTGCCAGTTGTCGTGCTACCATTGTAGCCTGAATCAGTGATGCCGGTTAGATCAACGTTACCATCAAGGCCGCCAGCGCGATAGGTGGAAGTGAACTGGAAGATACCTACATTGTCAAAGCTCGGGAAGTAGCCATAGTTCGGAACCGTGGTTACATTGTAGTCTGGATATTCTGCAAGCCATAGCTGATAGCGACTGGCAATCTGTGACAAGTCAATATGACTCATCAAGAAGCTCTTATAGCCGTAAAGCATTGGTGTGTAACCAGCATCGCGGACATAGTCGAGTGCCCACAGCAAAGTCGCCGTGTTGGTCGACCCAGCTTCATAGTCAAGCGCAACAATCGACCCTTTTGGTGTCTGAACTTCAGGCAAGAAATGATCTAGCACTTGCTTGGCCAAATTCGTGTCGTCAATATTCTGCCACCAGATATAGGTGTGTGCTCGCTTGCCAGCGGCAATCAACGATGCAACCTGCGTCTTATACGTGGTTTGCTCGTACGTGCCGTAGCCGCTATAGCCACCGATTTGAGAGATGCCGAACTTGTCAGTGGAATAACCAAAGACACCGTTATCTCCTTGGTACCGGCTCCAGTCGACACCCTGATCTCCCTTGGCCGCATTGACCTGCGATGGCAAGGCAAAAGAAATAGCCGCCAAGAAGGCGACTACCAAAGTAATCAGTTTAGTTTTAAATTTCATGGTGCCCTCCTTATTGCTGTGGAGCAACAGATTCCGGTGCCAGCTGAGCCTTAACTGCGTCTGCTGCTGCTTGAGCTGCGGCAGCTATCTTATCTTGATTAGATGCTTCCTGATCAACTGTCTTTTGTGGATAGGTTTCTGCTAGGCTGTCTTTCAAGTCCGCAAAAGCTTTCTCAACTGCATTGGCAATTGTCTGCTCGTCTGTGTTGGTGAAACCAACCGACTTTAAACCATCTTTCACAGCCTGAATGGCAGCCGATTTCTTAGCCGCACCGTCAATCGCCTTTGTCACACCGAGATGTTCTGCTGCTGTTACCGCTGCGTTTGCCAATGGGCCTAATACCTTTACTAAAGTGAGTGCTTGCTTGTTAGCCAGCAATTGTTTTGAGATCCAAGCTCCAATGATCGGGATTGCTGCTACTGCAAGTGATACTACAAGATCTGTCCAATTATTCATCATCATTATCTCCTTTAATGCCTACTTTGATGCCTACATGGTCTTCTAATCGAGTGATTCTAACCGAGTGACTGCCGAGCTCGTCATCGTGTGTTTTCAGATGAGCATTCAAGTCTTGCAGCGATTGTTCGTGCAGTTTTAGCTGACGATTAATCGTCCCTGAAAGCACTTGAATATCAGAACGCAATGGATCTAAGGCAATCTTTTTGAACAGCCAGCTGCCAGCGCTTACGCCCACCCCTATGATTGATATGAACTCCGCCCAGTCACCAATCGTGTATCCAAAAAATGTCACTTTCTCACTTCCTTCCACAAAAATAGCCGCTAGCTTTTGCTGGCGACATAGTCATTGCCTGTAATTTGCTTGTATTGATCTGGGGTGATCATTACCGGTACATAAGGTGTTAGATCAATTCCCCAGCTGTAAAGTATTGCACACTGATCATAATCAGTCACTTGATTTCACCGCCTTCATATGCGCTACTTCAAGAGCAAGCGCGGCAATCATATGCTGTTCAGGTGACGGTCCGGGGAGTGGATGATCATTCGCCGGATCGTAACCTTCATCGGCAACGATTTTGCCGTCTACAAGAGATGCGTGACCCTCAAAAAAATGAGACACGTCATCTGCTTCTATGATTTGTTGACCGTCCTCTGTCGGGCCCACTTCAGCATCTTCCGCTTCATAGGCCCAGTTGGTCAGGCGGTTTTGCTCATCTAGCCAAATCTTAATCTTCATCTTAATTCACCACCGCATCATTGGTCGGATACGCATCATGAGTAATAAAGCTCAAGCTGCCAGCATACCCGCCTTGTCCACGCCATGGAATAATGTAAATTCCACCCGCTGAAACATATAATTCACAGGCTGCGCCCGTATACGACATGCTACCGAGCAACCTTGCTGCATCATCATTATTAAAGGGACTATACCCCGGCCGAATGTTGGCAATTTTGACCCACCCGTTGCCAGTTTTCATTTCAAAAGCAATCCCAATGGTGACATTTGGGCCTTTTCTTGCATATGAGATATTTAAGTTCTTGACATCATTAGTTTCAATCCTCGAGTCTTTGTGATAGTAATCAACTGCATCATGAGCATTAAAAGTGGAAGTGATGTATTTGGCAGAATTACCCAATCCGCTGACTAGGTCTGTTAGTTCAAGAACACCCATCGAAATCCTGCTTGTACGCATTCGTGTTGTTCCATCTGTCTGCGTAATGTATGACAGTAATCCATCAGGATTTACTTCCGTATGATAGATTTGGCCGTTTGGCTTGCCACTAGTGTCCTCAATATTACCGGAAATGACATATGAGGCACCGTTGAGCGTAAGGGAACCACTGGACAATATCTTGGATCCTTCAATGCTCACGTGTTGGAAAGGAACGTTGATATTAGGCGAATTAATTTCAGCAGAATTAAGAATAATTGAGTTGAGTTCTTTAATGTACAAAACAGCTTGAGCAATCGCATCATCTACCCACTTGAAACCGTCATAGCGCTGTACAGCCGTTGCGTCTTTTAAGCTTGTACCATGCCACCAAGTATCACCCTTTTTGGGATTCGCCGGGGCATCTAGCTGTACATAAGGAAACGGCACATCCTTGCTTCCGGGGGTACCCTGAACGCCTTGAGGGCCCTGCGGCCCTTGTGGACCAGTATCACCTTTTGGCCCTTGTACCAGTTGCCAACTATAAACAGCTGGATTCGTGCTATCGGCTTGCGTAAAGTCTGTATAACTACCAATGTACTTGCGAGAACCCGGAGTATCGAGCGAAAAGTTCGTTTTACCATCACTACTATCGGCATATGCAATATGGAAGTATGATGTCTTACCATCTGCACCTGCTTTACCCGGCACCCCATCTTTACCATTGGCACCATCTGCGCCTTTAATCAGTGACCAGCTATAGTCGCTCGGATTCATGCTGTCGCCAGATGTGAAGTCACTGTAGAAGCCAATATACTTACGGTTAGGGTCAGTAGTTGAAAAGTCGGCATGGCCATCTTGGCTATTTGCATAAGCAAAGTGGGCATAGGCAGTACGGCCATCTGCACCCTTTGCACCAGGCAAACCTTGATCACCTTTGGGCCCCACATCACCGTCTGCGCCTTTAAAAAGCGCCCAATTGTAATCTGCTGGATGGGTGCTGTCTGCCTGTGTGAAGTCGCTATACGTGCCAATGTACTTTTTGCCATCACCACCGGATACCGTGAACCCGCTTTGACCGCTTACATCATTCGCCCAAGCAGTGTGAAAGTAGCTTGTACGGCCATCTGCACCCTTTGCACCGGGAACACCGTCAGCACCGTCTTTGCCCTGAATCAATGCCCACTTGCCGGCGTAATCAGCCGGATTGTCACTTGGGACTGATGACTTATTTGACCAAACGATTGCCATATACTTCTTACCACTTGGGAAGGCACTCATGTTGGTACCCTTATCGTCATCGGCATAACGAAGCCAAGGATAATATTGAACGGTTTTTGAGATATTCGACATCTGGTTGGCAAGCTCGCTGAGGCGTTCGTCAAAGCTAACTGTCTCGTGCGCAAACTCGCCCAAAGTAAGCTTGACAGAATGGTTAGCACGGCTGCGCTGAATGCTCAACACTTTGGCAGACAGGAATAGCTGTTGATTCACATCAGCAATGTGGACGGTTTGATTAAGCGGTACATATGGTGAATTAACCAAATCAATATCGTACGTTTCGTTTGGATGGTTATACTTTTTCAAGTCTGCCAAAGCCGCTTGCAAAAGTGCCGCCTGCGATTTTGAATCAAACGTTTTAACCCGATTCCAGTCAGACTGTTTTGGGTTAGGGTTGCTGTTGCTTAACAATCTTGAATATTTCTGTACGGCAATGGTGTCGTGCAAGAACCCGTACTGATCAAGCACAAACCGTCCCGTTGGATCAGTCCATTTGTAGCCAACCAAGTTGATTGGATCCTGATTAGTTGATCCATCGGTACTTTCTGGCACCGCTCCATAAGCCTTGATTGATGTTTCCATGTCATAGGTATCGAGGTGCGTGACGATATTGTTGATGTCCTTATTCATTTCAAAGGAAATCAAGCTGTCACCGGCCGTTTCATGTCGAATGTTAATGACATGCTTAACCAAATTCGTTCCAACAAACTCAAATCCAAAACTAAGCACTGCATCAAAATCTTTTGCCACGGCAATAATGCGAGCCAACGATGATTCTTCACTAGTCCACTCGAGTGTTCTAACATTTTCAGGAAATTCATTAACGCCAATCTCCCAGCCAGAATCATTTGTAAACCTCGTGATGTAGTCAGCGATGGTATATGGTTTGTCGGCCTTGTACGCGCCAACGGTTTCGTTAATCAAATCATTACCGGCATCACTAGCAACAATTGAGTGGATATGTCCTAGAGAATCATGGTCAGCCGATTCAATTACCATTTGGTGAGCGTTGCCTTCTTCATCTTGATACATGATGAAGTTGGTTGCTTTAGCCATCTCATTGACTGCTTGTTCCTGATCATTCGTGAAGTGAATATCAAGAGAAAGCTCGACCGCAGGACGATTGTCAACACTTTGTGTTTCTATATCGTTGTCAATTCGCCATTCGCCTTTGCCATCAGTCGACCCAACACCCAAAATGTTTGATTTTCGATCTGAAAAATAATACTCCATTTATAGCCACGCCTCCCTTATCTCGAATTCACATGCAAATGGTTGCGCCCAGCTCGAAGGCGTGATAGCAATCTCAGTATCACCGGGCGGCAGTTTAAATTGCTCCCATTGATTACCGATCGTGTGCATGGTTGGGTCAAGAGACCCATTCAAGTACGTCTTGGCATTCGCCACATCAATCTTGAGAACATCACCATCGCTAAAGCGATTCTTGATATTCGTATACCAGCTAACATTTTGCCATTTGACGGTGGACGCAATCAGATACATGGTCGATTCGCCCCATGTCTTGTCACGCATGAACCACGTGGAGAATTGCTTGGTCTCAACATCGGCAGCATCCGCAAAGGTAAACTGGCGGGTAATAGTCGTCTCTCGTCCTTGATTGCCAACCCATGGTGACACTCGGAAAACAACTGAATTGCCAAATTTCTGTAATTCCAACTGAATGAACTTGTCGTTAGTGAAAATGCTACGATCAAGCTTTTCATTGACGACTAGTTGGTCTTTGTAGTAGCACATCCACCATATTTGGTCAGACAGTGCACTATTGTCTTTTAGTATCATCTGAAAGATTGGCTTGCCGTCACTTTCTAAGGTTGTTTCGAGTGAGCCAACCTTTGAGACACCAGTTTGGAAGCGCGTCATGACATCCCAAGTCAGATTGCTCTTGAAGTTACCGTTATGCGTCTGGACGAGATTGTGCTTGATTGAAGGACCGTTCCAATACTTGTGGTTGCCAGTAATGCTGGACCAATTAGGCTCAACCTTCCAGCCATCATAATCGTCATGAGTCCAAATCGCATTACCGATCTGTTCGTTAGGCATACTATGATCACCACCCCAATAGGGATTGTTTGTGGCGGCTTGATTATCCATATGTGAGCCTTGAACAGCGGCTAAGTTAAGTGCTACTTCGCTTTCTTCGGTGGTGAAACCATCTATTTCTTGCGTGCCGAATTGGAGAATACCCGGGCGATCATTAACAATCCCAACCATGCCGTTATCAGCGTGCATAGTTGCCGTAATAACTGGCTCAACCGGATAGGTACCACCATTGTGAACCGTGATGGTGTTGGTATAGTATTCAGGATCAGCTGGGTTAGGCGACCAAGGAGAAGCAGAGGTGCCTACTTCAACCTTAATCCAGACTTCGATGGTGGCATTCAGATTGTACATTCCAACATCAATCTGATTGGCTGTTCCCGTTAAGGGATTCTTTGTCATTGTCTTCGGCACTGATGTATACACACCATTTCCGGTGATAGGGATCAGGTTAATTAATCCCGTCCAGTTTTCTGTGCTTAAACCATCTTTAACATCAATACATGGCTCAGTACTATTAGTGGAATCTACCTTCCCCTGATAATTAGTGACGATAACTTTAGCCACAGTAGTAATGGTATTCCCTGACAAGTCTTCTGAAAGTTGCATATGAATGGGATATGAATTTGTTGATGTAGTGTTGGATCCACTGGCGTGTGAAGCTAGGACAAGATTTACTGGCATGTCCTTGTATGGCATATTGTCAAACGTCTTCGTGGCTACCGAGTGTGCAATGCCATCGGGGACCATGAATACCAAATCAACTTTAGCAATATAATCGGTACTATCCCCTGTCAAGTTGACACTTATAAAAACGAAAACACAATTTTTCTTATCCGACCAAATCGTGGTAATATTCCGCCACGGTTTGGTCATTTC